ATGACCGTGAAGGCGCTGGAGAAACTGACCGACATCAAAGTACGCACGGCAAAGCCAGGCGAGAAGAACTACAAGCTGGCCGATGGCGGCGGTCTGTACCTGTTGGTGAAGGTCGATGGCGGCAAGTATTGGCGCTACGACTATCGGTTCATTGACCGCGCACGCACGATGGCGCTGGGCGTCTATCCAGAAGTCACGATGAAGGCGGCGCGTGACAAGCACAAAGAGGCACGCCAGGCGTTGGCCGCGGGCGTCGACCCGATGGCAAAGCGCAAGGCCGAGAAGATCACCGCACGCACAGACATGCTGGCGGATTTCGAGGCCGTGGCTCGCGAGATGTGGTCCAAGAAGCTGGCCGCCGGTCGCTCATCGGGCTATGTGAACTCGATCCTGGCAAAGCTGGAAAAAGATGTCTTCCCGTGGATCGGTGGCCGGTCGCCTCGGGACTTGGAGCACGACGAACCTACGCTGTTGGCCATCCTCCACCGAGTAGAGAAACGCGCACCAGAAACCGCGCGCCGCCTGCGCGGCATCATGGGGGATGTGTTCCGGTATGCGATGACTACAAGCCGTGCGCGGCGCGACCCCACGCAGACTTTAAAGGGCGCGGTCATCACACCAAAGGCGGGCCATTTCGCCGCGATCACCACGCCGGATAAATTCCGCGAGCTGCTGCGCGGCCTTCATAGCTATTCGGGCGAGCTGGTGACGCAATGCCTTTTGCAGCTTTCGCCCCTGGTGTTCCAGCGACCCAGCGAGCTGCGAGAGGCAGCATGGGATGAGTTCGACCTGACCGGAAAGAACTGGGGCGCACCGATGTGGGAGATTCCGGCAGAGCGTGCCGACGCCGAAGGCGATACGAAGATCACGCGCACGGGTTGGGAATCGCACCTAGTGCCGCTGTCGCGCCAGGCCGTTGCCATCCTGGCCGCGTTGCAGCCGTTGACGGGCCGCACCGGCATGGTGTTTGCGTCGCAGCGCAGACCAGGCCAGCCGCTGTCGAACAACACAGTACGCGCCGCGCTGATGCGTCTGGGATTTGCTGGCGAGATGACGGCCCACGGTTTCAGGGCGTCGGCCCGAACCCTCGCGGCAGAGCGGTTAGGTACGGCGGTGGAGGTACTGGAATTGCAGATCACCCACAAGGTGGCCGATTCGCTGGGGCGCGCCTACAACCGCACATCGTTCCTGCAGGAGCGCGTCCATTTCATGCAGCAGTGGTCCGACTACATGGACACGCTGCGGCTTGGTGGCAAGGTGCTGCCTCTGGTCCGCGCAGCTTGACCGGGGGGAGGGGCAAATTCACTGTGGGACTGTGGGAAACCGTGGCACCCGTGACCCCTCCTATGTAGATCAAGGACTTAGCAAGGCAATGATCACTTTTTGAGCCACAGTTTCCCCACAAAATGTGGATTGAAACTGTGGCTCAATTTTTGACCAGCTTTCGCAAACCGTGGCATCAGTCCTTTTCTTTCCCCGCGTCTCTTTCTATCTCTATCTCTTTGATTTTTAAAAGAGAAAAAGAAATAAGAGCGGGGAAAGAAAAAGCCCGGCCCCACAAAAGATATTTCAAACCGTGGGATTTTCGGGGGAAACCGTGGGATTTATGACCAGCCATGGAAGGGAATTCCTCTAGGACATCAATCACTTAGTGTGAAAGGCGGCGTGTAACCACGGGAAATTTCCAGTGCATGCCACCCCGGGGTAGCCATTTGAATGGCCTGCGCTGCAAATTTTCCTTGACGCTTGCCGCTCGCTTTGATCTAAGCGCACACGTCCTTGGTGTATTGTTGACACATCAATATGGTTATTGGCTGGAAGAAAAGCCCGCGCGCGGCGGACTGTCGAGACGCTGGCCAGAACGGTCTACGCCGGCAGCGAGTTGCCTGTGTCTTCTCCCACCATGTCCGCCGTCACGTACAGACCCAATTGGGCCAGCTTGTCTAGTCGAATACCAGTAAGGTGTGCTGCACGTTGGCCACGCACGCGTTTTTCCACGTCGTCCAGGGGTTTGCCGGCCGCCATGGCCACGACGCCAGACTGCATGAGCTGCTGCTTGAAGATTCGGCCGGTCTTGACCGGCAGCCCGTCGAACTTCGCACGCAAATGCGGCGCCGTGGACAGGTGATCCATGACGTGATTTGGCCGTAGGAATAGGGCGGTTTGTTCCTTCCCGTTCTCATCGATGACACGGTCAAAGGCATAGGGGAACGCGAAGCGCCGCGCCTCGATCTCGGACAGCAAGATTTCCATGATCCAAACCCAGGGCAACCGGGTGCCGTTGGTATCGGCTATGTGCGTGTTCATCTCCATGATGACGCTATCTGCAAAGCCGCCCTGCTGTGCATCGATGCCGGCGAACTCGCAAACCAGCAGCCAGGCGGCCAGCACGGCCGCATAGTTTTCCATCATGCGTTTGGCTGTGGCGTCGCGTTCCTCTGACCGAGCGCGGCGCACACAACTGGCCAGGCATTTGGCGTGCAGCTCGCGGATGCGTTCAGGGCGCTGGCCGGCGAGAAATTGCAGCCATTCCCAAACCGGAAATTGCGGTAGGTCATGGGGGATGATCGCGCCCTGGCGAGCCACCGAAAGTGTCGTGCGGCAGATCTTCGACTGCAGGCTTTCAACGTCGACCTCTTCGCCGGCCAACAGCACCGGCGCACACATCAGGTAAGGCGTGAGGGTTGCGCCCACACGCGTGAACTCGAAACGGTAGGTGGCCTGCAGCAGCCCATCGATGTCGGACAGCACCGATTTGGGCAGCTTGGAGAATTCGTCCCAGCCCACCGGCTGGGTTGTGTAAGAAACGGAAGCGCGGCGGCGGTGGTCAGTTTTGAGCATCTGGCCAGACAACACCTGAAACGCGAGCGTCGATTGCAGGCTTTCCAGCAGCTTCGACTTTCCGGAGCCCTTTTCGGCCTGCATCTGCAGGTGGGGGTAGAAGCCCAAGATGGCTTTGATGTGTGCGCCTAGGCCCCACACCAGCGCGATTGCAGCGGCGTTGTCCTGAAAGGTGGCCTGATATGCACTGATGACGGTCGCGGCGCTATCTTGCGGGGCGCGGGGAAACTGCATGTTGTAGTACAGGCACTGCTTTTGCGGTTCCACGAAATAGCAGTCTTTACCCTCCAGTGCGGCCGGCTCGCCAGCGCGCCAAGCTAAGCCCACGAAATTCACCACGTCGCGCGCGCCCAGGTGGGCTGTCCGTTCTAGGACGGTAATCATGCGGGTGAACTGCTGTGGCATCCAGACCTGGCCAAACTTCGCGCGCCACCATTCCAGGTTGTACAGACGTTCATCAGTCACAACCTCGCGCTGCAGCGTGGCGCCGTGGCGCGGAACTTGGGCGCTTACGCCAAACACGGTTTCAGGCTGGGTGTCCGGCTGTCCGCTCAACGTTGCAAGGTGGCTTTGAATGCGCAGACGGGAAAAGCCAGCCACGCGAAATGAGCACATGTCCTCCAGCTCTTCGGATCGTTCGCCGTCTTCTTCGTCGCTGTTTTTGAACTTGGCTACGTACTGCGTGAAATCGTCTTTCACGCGATACCGCCAATACACCCCGAAATCGTGGCCAGGCAGGAACACGCGGCGGGTGCCTATCATGCGCTCGTTGGCCCCATCGCCCGGCATGCCGGGGATAAGCCAGGCTTCGAGTTTACGCAGGCGTCGGGTCAACTCATCTTCACCACGCTTTACCAGCACGTCGTTGATATCCTCGCCTTCATCCCAATCATGCATGTCCACCAGCAGTGAGCTGATGTCCTGAGCGGTAAGGATTTCCGACAAGCGCCACGCCGCAGCCAGGCCAGGCCGTTCCCCGCTACGTTCGTGCACGGGGTCCGCGTGGTCAAGGGCGATTCGCACGTTCTTGCCACGCAAAAATGACCAATCTATTGCTTCGACGTTGCCAGTGCCACGGATCGCATAGGCTGCGGTGCCGTGCGGCAATTGCGCGCATTCGACCGACAGCGCGTTGATCGGACTTTCCACGACGTAGACGGTATGCGCGCGGTCCAGGCGGCGCCGGTCGCTGGTCCAGCCGTGGCCCAGCTTCTCGCCTTGGCATTGCGTTTTGACGCCGCCATTCAGGGCCGGCTCTGCATACCTCACGTCAACGGCTGCGATTTGCGTCGCTCCAGATGCCCGGACAATAAACGCTGCACCAGGTCCGCCGTGACCGGGGTTGCCTGGGGTGACTTTTTCACTACGGTAGGTGTTCCAGCCGATCGCGCGCTGCTTGAGCGCGAGCCTGGAGACATCCTCGCGGATTTTTCGGCTGGCCAGGTAGGCGATGACAGGCTCAGGGGCGGCCAAGCATCGGTCGGCGATGTAATCCACTACGCCCTTTCGTTCAGGCGTATTTCCGCCCGTCTGAGGCTCCGGTGGTGGCATGGGTATGCCATACCATTGGCCCAACAGCTTCGCGGCGTCCCAGGGCGATTCTGCCCCGTTGCAGTACATCACCAGGTCTATGCAGCTACCACGCTCATCTAGGTTGCTCCAGTCCTTCCACATGCGCCCGTCGTTGAAGATCGAGACGGACGCGCCCTTATCCGCATGATGCGGGCTGTGATAGTTGCCTTTCGCCCCATGACGCTTGAGGCCCAGTCGGTCGGCCAGGTCGTATAGATCGATGTCACGCTTCAAGCGCTCGAACCACGCGGCCAGAGCTGGATTGGGAACAGATGCTTGCATATCACTTCTCTACTTTGTCGTCGGCGCGGAATGTGCCAGGCGACGCGATCCAGGCCAGCACCTCGCTGCCCAGGTATCGGGTGCAGCGGCTACCAAGCGTTCGGGGTTGCGGGGCCGTTTTAGCGTTGACGTGGCGGTGCCACGTAGCGCGGCCGACTCGCACAAAGTCGGCTATGTCGTTCCACGAGTAGAGGGCATCGGGTAGGAGCTTTTCCGGCGCCGGTCGGCGTGGACGCTTTGTCCGTTGGAGATCGTTCATCATTTAGTCCAGATCCGCCGCGCTCGCCCGCTTGAAATCGGGGCGACACGCGGCGCGGGAGGCAGAAGCACGCGCGGCATGTGCCGGCGAACTCGCTTCTACGTTGGTATGAAGGGTGGCGCTATTGGCCAGTGCGTGCGCCGTGATTTCCAGGCAGCGCCGAAGCAGCGGGCATTGCAGCGCCTCGTCTAACGTGCCGCGCAGGGCGGCCGCCGCGTGAGCCTTCTGGAGCTGCGCGCGCATTGGATTACGCCGTCAGATGACGTTCGCGCAGGGTGCGCATGGCGGCGGCGTGAACGGCGCAGGCGGCGGTAAGCATGTGGCCGGACAGAACGGTATCGCCGGCCGAGGCCGTCAAGAAGAGGGATTGGCCGGGTTCATAGGCGCCGCGCACCAGATATTCGGTGAGCTTGGCCAAGGCCTTCACCTCGTCGTCGTTCATGTGTGTTTCGATGCGGGCATGCACGGGGATGGCAGGCATATTCGATTCCTTCGGAAAACAGTTCCCCGCGACGGGCGCAGATGCGCCCGCCGGCAAGGCGGTATGACGTGGGGTAGGTAGAGGTGCTACAGCGCCAGGGCGGCGGCTTCCTGAGCGCTCATGAGGTGGGCGATTTCCACGGAGGAAAGAACGCGAGTGCGGCCGGTGGCGCGGTCGACGACAAACAGCGCGTGACTGGTGCTGCGGTCCATGTCGAAGTTGACCGGGCTTGACCGGCTACCGATTTCGGCGATGGCCTTCGCCGCTTCGGTCTCGGCCGTGCGTTGCGAGCAGTTGGCCACTGCCATCAGATGCGCAACGCAGCGTTCCAACAACTGGTTATCGCGCGGCCCGGGCATAGTGGCGCCGTTGTCTTTCTCTACGGCAAGAAACTGGTGTGCCTGGTCGGCCAGAAAGTCGCGGTTCCAGTTGGTGGCGGAACCATTCACAAGGGCAAGACGTTGGCTATTCATCATGGTCTAGGCTCATTTGGCGTGGATCGGACTTCGCGGCTACAGCAAGCCGCAGGGACGTGCTGAATGGGGACAGGGGCAACTGAATGTCCGGCCTGGCTTGCGACAGGGCAGAAGGCGAGATTGCGGCCACTGCCTCGATGTGCGCCTTCCAGGTGAAACCGCAGTGCAAATTGCGGCACTGGAAGTAGGCCGCGCGCACCAGGGGGGACAGCTGTTCGCTGGTGCGTACCGTTGCCCAGGTCTCGCAGTAGGGGCAGGCCATCCCAAAGCGATTCATGGCTAGCGACGCCGTGACTTGGGTTGGCGGTGTTCGGTCTCGTAGGCGACCAATCCACGCAACGCCAGCATTCGGATGAAGGACGAGACCGAGCGCACTTGCTCATCGGCATAGCTCTGACAGCGCATCAATTCGTCCTCGGTGAGACGAAAGCCGACCATTCTTTGTTGAGCCGTTTTAGGGCGGCTTCCCTTAGTACGCGCACGAATTGGTGTATGTTCCATTTGATTTCACTCGTTATCAGACACGGCAAGTGAATTATGCACACGAATGTGTGCATTCGTCAAACATAAATGGGAGCGAATGTTGGCAATTGGACTGCGGCTAGCGGAGGAAAGGGATCGTCTGGGTTTGACGCAGGAGCGCTTTGGCGAGCTGGCGGGCGTTTCCCGGAATAGCCAGGCGAACTACGAGAAGGGCGCGCGTCAGCCAGATGCCGCCTATCTGGAGCTGATCGCCTCTGCGGGGGTGGATGTCCTGTATGTCCTGACCGGGGCGCGCTCGCTTTCCGAGAAGGATTTGCAGGCCGATCTAGAACGCTACGGCGACGCTTGGGAGACTCTGGAAATGGCTCTTGAAGCCGCCGGGCGAGAACTAAGCCCAGCGAAGAAGCGCAAAGCGGCAGATGCGCTGTACCAGGCGAGCAAGGCGCAAATGTCGATGGATAAAGACAAGTTGACCGAATTGGTTCTGCAGTTGGCGGCCTGATTGACCGCCCCATAAAAAGGAGAAAGAGTTGTTTAGAGTTGGATTTGCTGTTGCCCTAATGGCCGCCGCTCCGTTGGCACACGCTGCTGGCGAGTGGTACGAAGGCGGCACGTTGCACGGCGCTACGCTCAAGCAATGGGCGTCCGCCACGACACAAAACAAAATGGCCACCATGGCGGATATGGTGGTGGCGGCGAAACTGGCTAAACGACCGATGGAGGTTGTGGAGCAATCCGTTAGGGCCGCGTCCTGCATTGACGAGGTGGCCAGCGAGAAAGCGGCCCAGGGCCAGGAAGTGGCCACGGTCGCCGCCCTGTGCATGATGAACGGAAAGAAGGGGTAGCGCCCGCTGACTGATTGAACCGGGTATATGAGGCCGTGGGGGTGCCGGTTGCCCTACATTGCCGGCAAGGGCTGCGGCTGTTCGCGTGTGCAGCCGTATGGAGCCGGCGAACGCACAGGAAATATAAGAAATGCAGAAGCCTCAAGACCCCGGTTCAAACGTTCATTTTCTCAACTTGCCTGCAGCCGAAGTGAAAGCGGGCGACGTGCTCGGAACCTTGTTCCATGCGCTCAAGGGTGCGAAGGAACGGAGACAAGATAACGCCGCCGCGCCGGCCTCCAATGATCAGAAGATCAGCGGTGATGGCAATATCCAGATGTCCGCACAGGCAATGCCAAACCAGTCGATAACCGGCAACAACAATATCCAGATTGGCGCGGTACAGCTGGTTGTGCAAGTAACGATGAACGTGAAGCGATAGGACGCAGCGGGCTATTCCGCGCCGTCCTCAATCGTGGGCAGGTCGCCGTCTGATTGTTCATCATCGGTCTTTCGCGCGTCTGCCGTTTCTCCTTCGCAACTGGTGGTAAGGCCACCGTCGTCCAGCTTGTGCGTGACCCGAGAAAGCAGCCAGACCGTGGAGCTGATAAGCGCCTTGGTGCCGAGCATGCGCACCTTGGTTTGCGGTGCCAGGTCGGGCCGGCCGTAGGCCAATTCAAAACGTAGCGTGGCCGTGCCGCGCTGTAGACGCGCCCATTCCGCGCGAGCGGCCTCAAGGGCGTCCTCTTCGCTCGCATATAGCTGCCGCAGGCGCTTGGCGTTGCCGATGACGCCCGCCAGGACGTGGCGGCGCTTGGCCTTTCCCTTGTCCTGCCATGAGGCGTGAACGCCCGTGTATGAATCGCGGTCGGCGACCTGGTAGCGGATGGCGTCACCATCGCGCCGCGTCAGCTCGATGGTTGGCATTTCCTTGCCGCTGGCGGTGTCTCCCTTGCCGATAGGCAGGAATAAGAGCTTTCCCTCTTTGATGGTGGCCACGGCATCGTAGCGTTTGCCAATGCGGTTCAAAAATGCCAGGTCGGATTCGTCGGTCTGATCGATGTGCGCGATCTTCGTCCCGCCGAATGTGCCTACCACGGGCGTGAGCTTGTGCGCCTTGGCGATGGTCTCCACGATGGTCTTGATGGTGGTCTTGTGGAAACTGCGCGTGGCGCGCGTGCGCAGCGCGTTGCTCATGTCTGCGCTGCGGGCGCGCAGCGTGATGACATCTGGCGGCCCGGAAAACTCCACTTCGTCCACCTCGAACGTGCCTTTATCGACCATGCCGCGCGCATCGCTCCAGCCGAGAAAGACCCGCACGACCACACCACGGCGCGGCAACTCCAGCAGGCCATCATGGTCAGTCAGGGTGATATCGAGTTGATCGGCCTGGTCGGAACGGCATTCGGTGATGGACAGGCCGACCAGGCGGGGCGCGAGCTTGCCGGTCACATCCTGGTCGCCAAGCAGGACACGCCAGCGGGGCGCCGGGTACTCGGTGCGGCCACGCTGCAGGCCTTCGGACAGCGCCGCGAACATCAAAGCCCCCAGCCGGCGATAGAGCCGTCCATGGTGTCGATGGGAATCTGCAGGTCATCCAGCAGCGGCCGCGCCTGCGAATCGTCCACGCACTTGAGCGTGAGCGTGAAATCCGTCTTCTGCGGCAGGCCGTTCACCACGAACATCGACCCCTCTTCATCCAGGCCGGTGATGATGAAGGCGCCGTAGACGGTGCCGATGCCATCCACCATGACATAGGCCTTGCCCGTGTCGCCCATCCGGCGCAGCAAGCGGATGGCGCCGGTTGTGCCGAACAGCTGCGGGATGATAGTTCCCGACAGGGTGATGGTGTCTTCTCCCTTGCCCACAAACTGATAGGCCGGACCCGCGCCCATGCGCGAGTTCGACGGATGCCGCCATTCCGTCTGCCGCTTGAGGGTCTGGTAGGCGGCGGTGGGCAGGCCAAAAATGAACATGCCGAGGGCCATCATCATGGTGGTGGTGTCCTATTCGTTGTCGTAGTAGGCGGAGCGAAGGCGCGCGGCCTTGTCGGCATCGCGCCGGCGCAGGGCATCGCCCACCGCGCGCGCGATGTCCTGCGCGCCGGCGCCGGGGCCGCTGATGTGGATAGTGATCGTGTCGCCCTGGATCGTGATTGAGCGGCCGCCCGCTGCGTTGGCGGCCATGGCCGGCCGGTGATCGATGCGCGCCAGGGTGCCAGCATCGGTGACCATGCCGGCGGGTGCCGCCAGCAGGCCGCCAGAGGCCGCCAGAGCGCCCGAGGCAGGCAACATGGCCCCACCTATGGCCACGGATGCCGCGAGCGCTTGGGCGGCCTTTACGGCGGCCGGCTGGCCCGCCTCGATGCCGACAGCGGCGCCTTCGGACACAAAGCCGCCCATCTGGGCAAATACCCGGCTGGGCGAGTGAATGCCAAGTTTTTCCTTGAACCAGCCGACGATACCCGTACCGATGTTGGAAATCGATTCCTTGAGCGCCCCGGCCATGCTCGAAATGCCGTTGATCAAGCCCTGGATCAGCATCGAGCCGAATTGTGTGAAGTTGCCGGGCAGCTCAACGCCCAACGTCCCCAGCGCGCCGGTGATCGCCTGGTACAGCAGACCCAGCGGTGACCAGTTCACCAGCAGCGCGCCGATGCCGGCAAGGCCGCCATCGAAGGCCACCTTCACGGATTCCCAGATGTCGGAAAAGAACGCCGTGAGGCCGCTCCAGGCGGCAGAGAGTATCGGTATGGGATTCAGGGCGGCCAGCAGCTGGCCCAGCCACGCCAGGGCCGAATCAAACGCCGCGGTGACCCGCGCCCAGAGGTCGGAGAAAAACGCCTTGATCGGCGTCCAGTACTGGTAGATGAGATATGCGGCGCCGGCGATGGCCGCGACCGCCAGCACGATGGGATTTCCGAGCAGCAGTTTTCCCACGGACACGATGGCGCTTCCCAGCAGCCCAAAACCACCTTTGGCCAAGTTGAACAGCACGCCAATCAGACTGCCGCCCTGGATACCGAGCATGGACAACCCGTAGCGCACCACGATGAACGGCCCCAGCACGGCGGCCAGCGCCAGGGTGAGCGCGCCGAAGGCTGCGACCAGGCCGGCGATGACGGCGGCCGTGGCGGTGAGCGCGCGGGCAATCTGCGGGTTGGCCTTCATCCAATCGCCCACGGCACTCACGATGCCGGCCAAGCCCTTGGTGAGGCGGCGCAGCGTCTTATCGTGCAGCTCTTCCGTCTGGATGCCGACATCCTCCCAGGCGCTTTTCAGCTCGTCCAGGTCGCCGGTGAGGTTGTTGGCCATGGTGCCGGCCGTCTTGTCCGCTTCGCCTGCGGCCTTCTTCAATATGGCGATGAACTTCTGCAGCTCCCCCGTGCCGGCTTGCTCCACCAGCACCTGCAGGCCGCTGAATGCTTCCTCGCCGGCGATGTGCTTGAAGAACCCCGACCGCTCGGCGTTCCCCATCTTCGCCGTCTTCTGGTGCAGTTCGGCCAGGATGTCCGGCAACTGCCGAAGGTTGCCGTTCGCGTCCTTGGTCTTGATGTTCAGCGCGTCCAGCGCGTCGGCCGCCGCTTTCGGCGGCGCGGCCAGGCGGCCGATGACCGCCCGCAATGCGGTGCCGCCCATGCTGCCCTGGATACCTGCGTCGCCCAGCTTGCCCGCCATGGCCGCCACGGTCTCGATGTCCTGGCCCACGCCGGCCGCCACGGGCGCCACGTACTTCATGGTCTCGCCCAGCATGTACAGACTGGTATTGGATCGCGTGAAAGCGCCGGTGAGCACGTCGCCAACGCGGTTCATCTGTTCGGCTGGTAGCTTGAAGCCGGTGAGGATGTTTGAGCCGATGTCGGCGGTCTGAGCGAGATCGGTGTCGCCGGCCTTGGCCAGGGACAGCATGCCGGGCATGGCGTCCTGGATGGCCTTGGGCGTAAAGCCCGCCATGGCCAAGAAGCCTTGCGCGTCCGCCGCCTGCGTCGCGGAGAACATTGTCTTGGCGCCGAGGTCTCGCGCCTGCTTGCGTAGCGCCTGCATCTCGGCGCTGTCCTTCTCGATGCGGGCCAGCGCCTGAACCTTGCTCATCTTGGCGTCGAATTCGACACCAGGCCGGATGAAGCGCGATTCCGCGTACAGGGCAGCGCCGCCGCTCGCAAGGCCAGCGGCGCCGGCGCCGGCCATTGCGCCCACGGCCGCTTTGCCGTTGCCGTACTTCTCTTTCGCGGCGGACAGCTTCTGGTGGTGCGAGGCGGCGGCCTGCAGCTTGCGCGTCTGCCGGTCCAGCGCCTGCGACGTGTTGTCGATCTTCTGGCGCAGGTCGCGTTCGTCGCGCGCCAGGTTCGATGTGGAAAGACCGGCGCGCGTCAGGTTATCTCGCAGGCGTTGAAGCTCTACGGACTGCTGGCCGTGTCGCTCTTTCAGCTGCTGGGCGGCACGCACCGCCTGGTTGAATTCCCGCGTCATGGCGCGGGTGGGGTTGGTGGCCCCCTGCATCTGCTGGGCCAAGGCGGCTACGCGCTGCTGCGCCGTGGCCAGTTCAGCGCGGGTGGTCTGCAGGCCGCGCGTCAGCTCGCGGAATTGCCCTACCTCGCGCTGCGCCGCCGTAAGCTGCTTGAGCTTTCCGCGCAGATCGGCGACGCCCTGGGCGGACGCGCCGGCGGTGCTCTTGATCTTGCGAAGCGGCCCCGACAGCTTGTCCTGCAGGGCCGCGATGACGCGAAGCTGTAACGCCTTGTCCATCTGTTACGTCTCGGGTTGGTAGCGCACGCGCGCTCGCTCGCGCCAGTCGGCCAGCTCGGTCAATTCCATTGAATCCATCTCGGCCGGCGGCCAGTGAAAGACCATGGCGATATCCGCCATGGCGTCTTCTACGCAGTTTGGATAGCCAGCCGTTCCGCCTTGCTCATAAAAAAACTGGCGACCGTGGCCCCGACGTTCAACAGGTCGGCGGGGTCCAGATCCCTGATTTCGGCCGGCGTCAGGATGGGTTCGCAAACGCGCGGCAGTACGGTGGTCAGCGCCTGCACGTCGACCTGCACCAGAGCCATGAGCGTGACGCCGCGCAGGGCGCCGGCCTTCGGCTTGCGGATCAGCAGGCGGGCGATGTCGCCGCTGGCGCGCTTGATCGGCTCATCCAGGTCAACAGATTTCAGGTCGAGAGTGTCGATGATGCCGGCGCCGTCGCCTTGGGCTTGCTGGTCGAGGTTCGGGGTGGTCTTTTGGGTCATGATGGTTCCAGGAAAAGGGGGTTACAGGCCGATGGCGGTTCGGATGGCCTGCATGGTGTCGATCTCGCCGACCATGTGAATCATGTTCACCAGGTCGATTTCGAAGACCGTCTGGCCGTCGTGCGATTCCTTGTAGTAGACGCACTCGGTGACGATCTTGAATTCGGTGTCATCGCCGACTTTCGACTCGCCGCGGTCGATCTCCGAGTGGCGGCCGCGCACGATGATTTCCACTGCGGTCACTTCGTTGGTGTCGTCGCGTTGGTAGGCTTGGGCAAAACGCAGTTGCACGCCCGCAACGTCCACCGCGCCATACTGCTGCAGGACTTGCTTGACGTTTCCGCCGCACGTCCATTCGACTTTCAGCGCGTCGTCATCCAGGCCGAAATCAGCCTTGATGGCGCCGGCGACGCCGCCGGCGCGAAACGCTTCCATCTTGCGCGTCAGCTTGGGCAGGGTGACGGACGTGGCGACGCCGGCGTAACTGGTGCCGTCGTTGTAGACGTTCATGTTTTTGAGCTTGGTGGGCAGTCCCATGGAATTGGCTCCGAATGTGCAGATGGCCCAGCGCGGGCGTGCGCTGGGCAGGATGGGTTACGCGGCGATCCGCTGCGCGAAGTCCAGCAGATAGCGGTCGGTGATGCGCTGGCGGAAGCCCAGGTCTTCCAGCGGCGGCACGGGCGTGTAGTCGTAGTCGAGCACCAACTTTCCGCTCTTGAGCGATTCCTTGGTGTTCGGCTCTTCGTCGTACCAGGCCTGGCCGTCGATGATCAGGCCCAGGGACTTGAGCTGGCGGAATTTGGCGTTGATGCCTTCCAGGATGTCTTTGATCAGCGATGCGTGCAGGGGCGCGTCCACAGCCCACATGTGCGCCTCGGCCATCGTGTCCGCCAGAATCTGCGCGGTCCGGGTGTAGTTCTCGAACGGGAAGAGGCTCGAAGGGCCGGCGCACGTGCGGCTACCCCAGAAGCGAAAGCCGGTGCGGTTCACCAGCGTGGTGATGTCTTTCTCGTTCAGGTAGCCGGCATCGGTGGCGGGGTCTTGCAAGTCCCAGAAGACGTCCTTGCTGATGCCGGTGACGCCGTTGACTGCGACGTTAGACAGCACCTTGTGCCAGCCGATGTCCTTGTCCAGCTTGGCGCGCAGGCCGAGCGCGGCGGCCGACGCGGTGATGATGCCTTCGGCGTTCGCGCGCGTGTCCCATCCCAAGAACTCGGGCCAGATCAGCATGAGTTCGCGCTGTCCGAACCCTTCGCGGAAGGCGGCGGCGTCTTCCTTGGTCTCGCAGCCCTTCATGCTGGCATAGCCGAAGCCGCGCAGCTTCTGCGCCGTCTCGGCCAGCGCCGCCGTGGTTGCGGCGTTCTCCAGCCCCGGAATGCCGATGATGCGGGGTTTCAGCTTGGGGCCGGAGTTCTGCGCAGCCAGCAGCGCCTTGAGGCCGGTGTAGCGGCCGTCGCTGCCTGCGCCGCCGATAACGTTGGACGTGGTTTCAGCCTCGGTGGCGCCCTGTGCGACGCGAACGATGACGGTTGCCGGGTTGGTTTGGGCAGCGATGGCGTCCAGCGAGCGGGCCAATGTGCCTTTGGTGCCGGCCTTGCCGGCGGCCGCCAGAATGTTGGTGGCCAGCACCGGCGTATTCAGCGGGAAGGTTTTCGGGTCTGCATCTTCGGCCGTGGCCACCAGGCCGACAACAGCGGATGAGACAGTGCGGATAGGGCGCGTGCCGTCGTCGGCCTCGATGACGCGCACGCCGTGGTGGTATTGATCAAGTGCCATGAAAAAGCCCTCAGAGAGTTGAGCTGAATCCCGCTCTACCTCGGGCGGGGATCGCTCAAATTCTGGGGGCTTGGTCTCGCGCGCGCACGAAGTTCACCTTGTCCGCGCGGTCAATACAACAGCTATCGACGTTGGCTAGTAGTGCGTCGGCTCCTCCTGCAGGGCGGCCGGCTTTTCAGCCTGCCATTCCCCATCCCAGAAGTACCACCCCGCTTTGACCTGGGAAGGAACTTCCTGGAATTCGGTGAGCAAAGACGGGTGGTATCGATCAGACAGCTTGTACCCGTTGACAGTTTCTGGGACGACATCCACTGCCTGGAAGGTCACTACACGCGCATATTGCTTCATTGGATTCACCATTCGATTGCGATACCGCCATTGCCACCGCGCGAAGCCGGGGTAGATTGCCCACCTTCCCAACCACCACCGGAACCACGAACATTCGCCGCAGCCGCCTGTCCTTTTCCTGCCAGGCCGCCACCGTTTCCACCACCGCCACCGGCTACTGAATCCCCGCCGTCCATTCCAACTGCAAGGGCGGCCTGATCCGACGAGCCGATTCCACCGGGCAGACCGTAGGAGCCTTGCGGCGTTCCGCTTGATGCTCCCCCTCCTGCGCCGCCGGATGAGCCCGCTCGGCCGTGGACAACGCCCTGACTGGAGGACGGTAGGTAGTCTGCCCCAGCCCCGCCGGGTCCATACGGAGAGCCAGCGCCACCGCCGCCAGTTCCAACTGCGTCCGTGTTGAAAATTGCGCCTGTGCCGCCCATGCCACCCGGGGCAATCCTTGGACCATAGCCGCGACCACCGCGAATTCCCACTCCGCCCGTGGCGGACACAAGCCCCCCGAACGATGAGGATCCACCATTCGCACCCGTGAGGCCGCCAGCGCCGACAACGTAGGGAATTCGTTCACCGGGCTCGACAGAGAACGTGCCGCCGGCGAAGCCGCCGCCGCCACCGCCATGCAGCCCATTGAAGCCTGCTCCGCCTCCTACAACGCGAACTCGTATGCGAGTGACGCCGGCAGGCACAGCCCATACCCCGGAACCAGGAACGGTCAACAGTTCCTTGTTGCGGGCGCCGAATGTGCCAAGCGCCCAATCGTCGGGGTTCAACTGAGTGACTTTTGCCGCCACGGAAATGTCCTTGGTGCCATCGAAAGTCGCTTCGCCTACAACATCCCCTTGGAGAGATATTCTTCGCGGCGTAGCGATCTTTTCGGCCGCTACTGCAGTTCCATTCTTATCGAGCTTCTTTGCCAGTTCTCGGTCCGCATATACCCGGACCTCAATTGCCTTCTCGTCAACATATGCCCGCGTGGCCAGCACCACGGCCGGATCAATCTTGAGCGTGAAATTGCTGGTGCTGGAAACCTGTAGCACCATGCGCACCACCTGCGTGCGCGCCGACCCCTCCGCCATCTGCGGCTTGTACGTTGGCGGGCAATTGGAGACCGCAATGAGGTCACCGTCCGCGTCGCGCAATCCCAGCTCGCGCGCCCACCAGCCGCCGAATTGCTCGGGGATGACCTGTTCTACCACCAGCCACGCCGGATTGCTCGGGTCAACGAATATCCGATTGATGGGCGCGCGATGCTTCGAGCCGATCAGCGATGTCTGCTCGCGGTCCGGTACGGGCAGGGCGCCGCCGCCGTCGCCGACTTCCATCTCGGCGATTTTCACGGGAACGCCCAGCGCCTTGGCGTTGGCTTCCTTGGCCTCGCCGATCTTGGTCAGGATTCCGAAATAGGTAGTCATGGGTATACCGTCAGGGTGTCGATGATGTGCGTGGCCAGGGCGGCCGGCGTGGCGGCCGCGACTTCCACGGGTTGAGGTTGATAGGGGTATACGGTCATCTCGTCGCCGTCATAGGATGCGACGCAGTGATTCAGGGGCGCCCGCACCTCCACCGCGATGGCCAAGCCGGTCATGTGCTGGCTCAGGCGCTTGGTGCTGTCGATGAGGCGGCCCAGCTCGTAATACATCGCTTCGGATATGCCGCCATCGAGCACGCCGATAGTGAGCCGGAACGTTCCGCGCCGACCTTCCGGCACCATCTGGTGCCATTCGGCCACTTCCAGCAGATAGCCCAGCGGCTCCACCACGCGACGCAGCGCGCCGATGGTGCCTTTCAGTTGGTGAATCTTGAAGGAATTGGCGATGGCTTTACGCTTGGCCGCCTCAGACCAGGCATCATCCCAGCGGTCCACCGATCTTTCCCAAGCCAGCCAGGGCAGCAGCAGGGCGGGCGTGGTGCTCGCGCGGCGCAGCTTGCGCAAGGGCAAGGGGATTTCCTCGATGTCGGCGCCGACCTGGGCAAGCTTGCGCTCAACCGGGGTGGATGAGGGCGGCAGCAGAGTAGGCTTTTTCGCCATTTCAACCGCCGGGCGCAATGGAGACTTCCACCGCCACGCATGTGGCGGCCTGCGTGGAGTCGAGAACCAGGTTGTCCGCCGGCTCGATCAAGTCGAGATGCGCGACGCCTTCGACATGCAGCGCGGCATTGATAGCGGATCGCCAGACCGATACGCCGGCGCGGCGGGGCCGGTTGACGTAGGCGCGACACGCGCGCGTGGCGGCCTCCAGCGCGACCGACCGGCCCGGGCCTTCGCCTTTCATGTGGAGAACCGCCCGCACGCTGTAGGTGATGATGCTGCTGGATTGGACGGTCAAGCGGTCGCCCATGGGGCGGGTGTCCTCGTCGTTGAGCTTGGCGCGTACCTTGTCCAGCAGCTCGGCCGGCGCGGTGCCGTCGCCATCGCGGGCGAGTACGCAGATGCGCACATCGCAAGGCTCGGGGCTGGTGGCGGTCGCGTCCGCGACCTGTCCGTCCGCGGTCAAGGCATGGAAGACGTAGCCATCGCGCGGGCCTGCGGTTGACAGGCCTTCCCATGCCAGCTGCGCGCGCTCGCGTAGTTCGTCGTCGCTTTCGTAGACGGCTTCGACCGGCGGCACGGCGACGGGATCGGCCGGCCGGATGACCAGGCGGCTTACGCCATACTCGGCTGCGATGTGTTCCAAGTCGGTGCCTCGCGCGAATGCCAGCAGGACGGAGCGCGCGGCATCGTTGATGCGTTGGCGCAAGATGACTTCGCGCTCGGCGTTTTCCTGCAGGGTGATGACGAGCGGCTCCGACTCCAGCGCCAGCGCCTTGGCCACGGCGTCGCGGTCTTCTTGCGCGAACAGGGCGAGATACCGCGCCTTGCGCGTCTCCAGGATTCGTTCGTAGTCCAGCGTTTCCACCACGTCCGGTGCGGGAAGCTGGGAAAGGTCGATGATGTTCGGGCTTGCCATGTCAGGCGCTCAAGGTGGTGGAGAGGGACACGCTTTCGGTGCGGTCGCCGGTGTCGGCTTCGCCGATGATGTTCAGCACGACGGCGCCGGGCCGGTTTGCGCTGACGCTGGCCGACAAGCTGCGAACACGCAGCCGGGGCTCCCACAGCATCAGCGCCGTGGCCGCCGCCGCGTAGAGCTGCAGGACGGCGGCGCCATTGGTGGGGGTGTCGATCAGGTCGGCGGCCAGTGCGCCGAAGGGGCGGCGGCGAATGCGCGTCCCTATCGACGTCGTGAGTATCTTGGTCACGGACTGATTCAGGTGTTGGCGGCCGCTGATTCGCAGGCCCGTATTGGCGTCCATCCCGATGTAGGTCATGCGGTGGCCTCCGGTGCGTCGGTCTGCGCCCCACCCCGCAACACACCGCCGTGGGGGTGCTTATGCAGGATGACGCCATGGGAGGAAAGGTCACCATCGGTGTGGCGAAGGTCGCCGGTGATAGTCGTGTTGTTCCCCTTGCCGTTCTTGCCGCTCATGCCGGCCTGATAGGTAAACAGACCCGTCACGGTCACATTGCCGTCAAGGGTGATTTCCGGGCATTTGAGGGTGGCCGACTCGCTGGCGGTGACCGTTGCCGTCTTGATGCCTTCAGCCGTGAGCTGGCCGGCCTCGTGGTCGTACACGATGCGGGCGCCGTCCGGGTAGAGCGTGACGTGTTCCGCCGCGCTGGCGGACGGGGCGGGTATCGCATCCGAGTTCAAACCCATCAGCACCACGCCGGCGGCGGGGTCGCCGTCAGGACACAGCAAAACGACTTGTTCGCCGATGGTGGGCGGGTTCCACGTCGTTGTCGTGCCGGCGCGCAGCTCCAGCCATGGCAACCAGTTGCTTTGAAGGTCGCCCGATGCGACGCGCACGCGCGCCGGCTGGCTGGCCAGATCAACGGCGAAAACCGTACCGATGCGGATCAGGTTGGAGATGAGGCGGAAGAGTTCGGCGATTTCATGCATAGCGGCCATGTTGCCGGGCCGCCTTCGCGCGCGCACGGGGCGCGCCCTGTGCTTCGGCGTGCTACAGGCCTTGGCCGGCCAGATGCCGCGCCAAGGTGTCGAGCACCATTTCTCGGGTGCGTTCGGTGAATCCCAGCAGCTTGCGGCGCGGGTAGCGAACGGGCTTCTGGCCGCGTGCCGGACGGTCGCTGCGGCCTTCCTGGTGTACCAGGGCCAGGCGCGCTACGCGCCCGCTGTAGCCGACCACCGCGTCGGTGTCGCTTGCCTCTACGCGCAGGTATCGAGCGGTGCGCAACCGCGTGAACATCTTGCGACGGATGGCGCCGCGCTTGCCACGCAGGTTCTTGGTACGCCTTGGAGCGTAGGGCGTGCCGTCCGGGTTCTGCTGGGCCGCAATCCGCTGGCCCTCGGTGCGGCGCAGCTCCACGGCCACAGCGCGATTCACGCGGCGGCGTTTGGCTGGCCGCAGCTGCGCCAGCAGCGCCGCCGCCCAGGCCTGCACGTCCGAGAAATCGTCACTCATAGGGATGGCGCCACGCCGGGACAGTGACGGTAACCGGGGCCGCGCCCGGGATGACGATGGTGATTTCCTCATCTTCGGCCGGCAGTTCGGCGTCGGCGGGTTCGTCGGCATGCTCGGCCACCAGGGCGCCACCGGCGCCCGATGGCTTCACCACTACGCGTTCGGTGAGCGGCAGCTTGATTTCAATGTCCGCCGACTCATGGCTCAGCAGCTCAACATCAAACTGGATCGCGTTGGCGCGCCGGTCGGGATTGATCAGCAGTTCGGGTTGCTTGACGCGAAGCCAGGCCAGCAGCGGCAGCATGATGGTGTCGGCCTGGCCTGCGTAGTCGGTCACCACGATGGTGAGGGTGTACCGATATTCATGCGAAAGGTTGCGCGTTCCCGTGCAATGGATGCTGCCGTCGTCAACGAAAACATGCAGCCTGTCCGGGTTCGTGGACAGAAACTCATTGTGCCGCGTCAGGTATTCGCGCAACTCATTGGCCTTTCGCATGGCTCGCCTCGTCCTGGCATTTGATGATGGTGTCCACCTTGGCCGCGCACATAGCCCAGGAGGCCTCCAGGCGGTCTATCAACAGGTTCAGATCGCCGTCAGTCCTTGGCGCCGCCGCCGGCAGACTGCACGGGGTCACGGGTGCGCAGGTATTCAGCGTAAGCCGCGGCCCCGGTGAGGGCAGGGCGCTGGCGCAGCCTTGCAACAGGATCAGGCAGCACAGTATCAGCCCAGCTGCGAACTTGCGGATTTTCATTCTTGAGCCTTTCAAGGTCGAACGTGCGCTGGTCCAGCGCGTTGCGGAAGTCGTCTTGCGTGCGCTCCAGTTGCGCCAGGTCCAGGCGCTGGGTGGTCATGCGGTTGCCCAGGTTCTCCAGGTCGTTAGCCTGGCGCTCGATGACCTGACCATAGGCCGTGATGGCGGCATCCTGGCGCGCGATGTCGCCACGCTGGAACCAAACCACCACGGCCAGGATGGCGGTTGCCGCATAGGGCGCGATGGCGCGCAGGATCGTGTTCATGCGGCCTGTCCTTCTTCCTCGTCGGAGAATCGCGTGTAGGCGCGCTCCAGCTTCACGTCATAGAGGTTTTCTGCATAGGCCGGGCCGTTGTAGCCGCGCGCGAATGCCGCCCACTTGCGGCCGGCCAGGGCTTTATGCAGACCCGGATCGGTCTCGATGAAGCCCACGAAGGCGGCGAGCTGCGCGCCCTCGCTTTCGTGCTGCGCGGCAACGAACGCTTCCACGCCTTCAAACCCCAGCCGGCGCCAGTGGTAGCCCATGATTTGAAATGCGCCCCAGCTCGCGGCCTCCAGCGCCGCAGGACGGCAAATCTGGATCGCGGCTGCGAGCCGGACGTACTCGGCCGCGCCGCCCGCGTAGCCGCCGCGCTTGGGGCTGACGATGGCGGGAAGGCGCGCGGTGTGCGGTGCCGGGTTGATGCCATGCTCGCGCAGGCGTTCATGGAAGACATGCCGCTCGAACAGGATTGCGGGGCGTCCATCGGGCAGAAAGCCGCGCCCGCTTGATTCCACCTCGTTTACGGCCTTGATACTGGCCAGGGGGACGCCCAGGCGCTCGGCGGCCGCGATCAGGTCGGGTTCCCGCAGATAGCGCGTCACATCGTAGTTTGCCAGCGCGGCGCGGCTCTTCGGCCCATAGACGCCATCGACCACCAAGCCGGTGGCCCGTTGCAGCGCTGCCACCGCGCCGCGCGTGGCGTCGTCGTAGATCGCCGTGCGCTCAACCTTGTATCCGGCGCGCTGCAGATCGGATTGAAGGTCGGCCACGGCCTGGCCGATGGCGCCCTTGCGCAGAATTTCAGACATCGGGGTTTCCTCGGGTGAACGTTGCCAAGTTGCCGCGTGCGCGCCAGGCGCCGGCGAACAGCAGCGCGGCGATGACCAGCTCGGACAGGCTGGCCGGCGAGTGCAACAGCAGGATTTCGACGGCGCGGCAGAACAGTGCCGCAATCAGTGCGGTGGCCAGACAAGACAGCACGCGTCGATGGCGCGCGCCATTGGGCTGATACCAGAGGAAGCGGCTCGCAGTGCCGGCGTACAGAAGCGCGCAGGCCACCGCGATGAGGGACAGCGTAGGGGTGGGGGGCAGGTCGGTCATTTCTTTTCCCCAAAGCCTCGAAAAATGCTCCCGAGGTCGAAGTCCGGTGCTTTGGCCAGCAGCTTGAGCGCCAGCGGCACGATGACGACCGCGCCGATCAGCGCGGGCAGAAAGGATTCCTTGGCCAGCTCGCGGGCGACGATTTCGCCGGCGCCGCCGTAGCCGCACAGGCCCGAGACCAGGAAGGAAACGAAGCGCTTCCAGGCGGTGAGGTCTTTCTTGGTACTCGCCACCAGGGCGGCGCCCATGACGGCGCCAAAGGCCGCGTTTGCGTCGATCAGCGGCAGGATTTGCGACAGGGCCGCGCCAGATACCAGCGTGGTGGCCACGGCGCCCGATACGGTCGAGGGTTCGGCCATAGGGTTCAGTCCCAGAGTTTGACGGCAGGCGCCGCCGTAGGTTGAGGGGCGGCATCCGGCAGGACGACGACATGGCCATGCGGCAGCACCGCGCCCAGGTCGGCCAGGCCGGGATTGAGTCCGTAGGTGGCTTCGACCACGTCCCGCGTGGTGCCCAGGTGGCGCCAACAGAGCGCGTCCACGGTGTCACCTTGTTGAGCGCGGACTTTCATCAGATGAGGTCCACGATATTGCGCTTGCGGCCGACGACATCAGCGATGGCCCAGCGCGCGTTGCGGCGGTGGTCGCTGGGCGCCTCGTCCAGCCATTCCGCCCGCTTCTGGCCGGCGGCCGTGGCGTCGTAGTCGGTCATGCGCTCGATGAGGTCGGCTTTGGCCAAGCTGTAGACGGCGCGGCGGTAGGCGTGCTCCAGGCGGGTGGCGCCGTCGATCTTTTCGGCCGGGACGTCCTGGAGCTGGGTGTAGCCGTTGGCGCGCTGGACGGCCTTCCATGCGGCTAGGCTGTTGCCGGCTTCCAGCATGGCGCCAATGAGCGCGAAGCGCAGGCGCGGTTCGGTCACCGTGCCATCCAGGCGCAACGTCTCGCGGGCGTTGGCAAGGTCGATATCCGGGAAAAAGCCATCATTGTCGACCGTCTGCGGCGGTTCGGTGCGGGGCGCGGGTGCGGTTGCGATGAAGCTCATGGCCTGTTCTCATGAAATCGGCGGTGGGCGGGCATCCAGCCGGTCTGTGACCGACCTTCCGCCCGCGCCGCCGTGCGCTTGGGGGCACTCGGTTAGCCGGCGTCGCCGGCGTTCTTGATCTTGCGTTCCAGCTGTTCGATGAGCTTTTTCGCGCCCACGCCGCTGTGCAGCTCCACAGCGCGGCGCAGTTGTGCGACGCTGGCCCGCGCCATTTCCAGCTGCGGGCCGCGCGGCTCCTCGCCGGCCTGGGCCGCCAGCGTCTTGCCCAGGGCCAAGTGCAGCTTGGCGCGGGCTTGGTCCGGCGCGTCCTGACCGTCCACCAGGCGCGCGACTTCCTGCAGCACCTGCATGGCTTCGTCGGGTTTGGACACTGCGCCGTTGGCGACCTGGCCGGCCACCTCGTCCAGCAGCAGGGTGGCCGTGTTGCGCTTGAGCCGTTCCGGCAGTTGCAGGTCATGGCGCAGTACGTAGTCGGCGAGCTGCAGGCCGGGCGCGAATGCGCCGATGTCGAAGTGCCACACCATCAGCGTGGTCACCACCTCATCAGGCTGGCCGCCATCGCCCGCCAATACACCCTGCAGGTAGTCGGCGTACTCGGGGACCAACTCGCGTTTCACGGCTACCTTTCGCTCCACGGACTGGATATCGTGCAGGCGCCGCCGGTCCTGGGTCAGCTTGGCCATCATCTGGCCGTAGATGCCGCCCATGACGGCCGGGGCGTCGCCATCGGCAGCGCTTGCGCGGGCGGCCAGCACCCGCGTGCGGTGTTGTTGTGCGGGGCTGGTCATGGTCAGGCCTGCACCAGCTCGATGTTTTCGACCATGGCGGCTTGGCCGTAGTCTTCCACAACGTAGTCATCGTTCGAGCTTTCGTAGGTGTCCACCCGGCTGCGCTTGGCATTTTCCTCGATGTGACGACGGCGCCCGCCAATCTGCCAGTACAGCGACAGGTTATCCAGCGGGGTGATGAGCACCTTCTTTTCGGGGAAGAAGGGCGCCTGCACCGCCGGCAGGCCGCCGATACGCTTCTGGCTGATGATCAGGTCTGCCGCCAGCGTGTCGGTGGCGCGGCTGTCCTGGTTGACCAGCGGGAAATACTTGTCGTGCATGAGGCCACGGCCGACGATGGCGACCAGGCCGGCGTTTTCGCGGTGCCACGGGTCCAGCAGCGTGATGGCGTCGTAGACCAGGGCGTCCAGGTTCTTGTAGTCGCCACTGGCGCCAACTTGGACCTTGCCCGGCGTCTTGCCCTCGTTCATGACACGCTCTTCCGCGTACTCGCGCATCTTCTGCAGCCAGCCCTTGTTCACGTCCTGCAGCAGCGGGTTGGTGCTGGGGTTGGTCGTGGACGCCACGCTGTTGCCATTGAAGCCGATCATGATGCGGTCGAGCGCCTGGCGCTGGATCAGCAGATCGCGGATGCGGATCTCGAAGTCCTTGAAATGCGCCCAGGCGTCGAGCTTGGCGTAGGGGATGAAGGAATCGAAATCGGTGTGGCGGCAGTAGTAGCCGTTCACGTCCAGCGTGGTCAGGTCGCGCGGTTCGCGGTCCTTGACCTTGGTGTCGGTACGCGAGGCGATGGGGCCGGAGAGGTTCAGGCCCAGCTTGTCGCCCTGCTGCTCAGTGACGCCGATCATGTTGATCTTGGTCAGGAAGGCCGAGCTTTCTTGAATCTTGGTCTCCATCGTCTGTTGCACGGACGGCACGACGTTGAAGGTCTGCGTGACGCTGTCGACGCCGTTGAGTTCGGCCAGGTTGTGCAGATAGGCGTTGAAGAGGACGCGGGTTTCGTTGCGCATGTTGTGGTTCCGATTTGGTTTTGATGGGTCAGGATCGGCCCGCGTTAGCAGTCCGTTTTCAGGCGGCCGTCACCACCAGCGGCCGGCGGGCGCTGCGAGTGGTTGCCGGGCGTCTTGTCGAGCTGGGCGCGCAGTTCGGCCAGTTCCTTGGCGCTTGCGGCGTTCTTCTTGAATTCCTCCATCTCGGTCGTGACCTTGGTGACGGCGGCGGCCAGGTCGCCGGTGGTCTTCTTGATCGCAGCTTCCAGCGCGTTGAAGGCTTGTGTTGCGGCTGCCACGTCAATCGGCGCGGCGGCCATCTGCGGGGGTTGCGGTGCTGCGGCCTGCGACTGGCCCGGCAGCAGGGAGCGGAAGAAGGCGGCGAACCCCTGCAGGGCCTTGGCGGTGTCGTCGGTGGGCTTGGCCTCTTCGTCGAAGTTCAAGGGCGTTTCCAGCAGGCTGGAGAACAGGTTTTCCGGCGACTGCTTGCGGCCAGCGAGCGGGTTGGATGCGGGATTCTTGGCGGCGAATTGAAGGATGGAGGTCCCCAGGCTGGCCGGGCTGTCGGTGACGCCCAGGCCGACCAAGCCGCACTTGCCGGTGCCGGCGAAGTCTTCTTGAAGTTCGATGGACGTATAGATTTTCTGGCGGCCCTTCGTCATGGACACCAGCGCGGGGGTCGGGTCGAGCTGCGCTTGCAGCGTGAGCTTGCCTTCGTCGTTTTCTTCGGTGCGTACGGCCAAGACATCGCCGTAGGCGCAGAACGGACTTTCCGGCACGACGCCGCGAATATGTTCCATCCAGATGCGTGCGCCGTACTTCTCGCGGTTGTAGGTTGCCGCGATCTCTTCCAGCCAGGTGCGCTGGATATTGCGGCCGTCGGTGGTCTGGCCTTCAGTGGCCACGGTAAACCAGCGGTCTTTTTTCATAGGGTTTGGCTCGTCGGTGGTGTTCGGGTGTTGCCATACTGGCCCCCGCCGCCCGGCCACTCAACGGCGTGGCGTTGTGCGCGTGCGATCCAGAAGAGACGGCTTCACGCGCGCGCGGAGAAGCCCGGCAGGATGGCGGCATGTTGCAATCCACCGACCATATCGACCCGCGCCGCGTCGCCCGTGACCTGTACTGGCAGGGCTGGCGCATATCGTCCATTGCCCGCCACCTGAGCGAAAAGCGCACCACGGTGCACAGTTGGAAAACGCGCGACGGCTGGGACAAGGCTTCGCCGGTCGAGCGCGTAGAGACCGCGCTTGATGCGCGCCTGTGTACGCTCATCGCCAAGACTGAGAAGGACGGGCGCGACTTCAAGGAAATCGACCTGCTGGGGCGCCAGCTTGAGCGCACGGCGCGTGTGCGCAAGTTCGATGAGGATGGGCGAGATTCCACGTTGAACCCCGCGCTTGACCGGCGCAATGCTGGGCCGAAGCGCAAGCCCGAGCGGAACGCGATCAGCGACGAACAGGCGCAAAAGCTGTCACAGGCGTTCCGCGATTCCCTCTTCGACTATCAAAAGGTCTGGCTACGCAACGGCGATCAGCGAACCCGGATGATCCTCAAGTCGCGGCAGATCGGGGCAACCTGGTACTTCGCGCGCGAGGCGCTGGACGATGCGATCAGGACGGGCCGAAATCAAATCTTCCTGTCCGCCTCGAAGGCGCAGGCGCACGTCTTCAAGCAGTACATCATTCAATTTGCGCGAGAGGCCGCGGACGTCGATCTTAAGGGCGATCCCATCGTCTTGCCGAACGGGGCGCACCTGTACTTTCTGGGGACGAACGCACGCACGGCGCAGAGCTACCACGGCAATTTCTACTTCGATGAGTTCTTCTGGGTGCCGAAGTTCGCCGAGCTGAACAAGGTGGCCAGCGGCATGGCGCTGCATAAGCACTGGCGCAAGACCTATTTTTCTACCCCGTCCAGCATGGCCCACGAAGCCTATCCACTTTGGACTGGCGACGTGTTCAACAAGCGCCGCGCCAAGCGCGATCAAGTGGCCATTGAGCTGGCGCACTCGATCTTGAAGAATGGCCACCAATGTGATGACCGCATCTGGCGGCAGATCGTCACCATCCTGGACGCCGAGGCTGGCGGCTGCAACCTGTTCGACATCGATGAGCTGCGGCTTGAATACAGCCCCGATCAGTTCGAAAACCTGCTGATGTGCGGGTTCATCGATGACACCGCATCTATCTTCCCGCTGTCGATGCTGCAGGGCTGCATGGTGGATTCGATGGTCGAGTGGGTCGACGTGCAGAAATTTCTGCTGCGACCTTACGGACACTGGCCGGTACTGGTGGGCTATGACCCGTCGTTGTCGGGGGATTCCGCCGGTTGTGTCGTGTTGGCCGCGCCGCGTAGCCCCGGCGGCAAGTTCCGCGTGCTGGAGTATCACCAGTTCAGGGGGATGGACTTCGCAGCGCAGGCCAAAAAGATCGAGGAAATCACGAAGCGGTACGCCGTTGCCTACATCGGTATCGACGCCACCGGCATGGGGCAAGGCGTGTTCCAGCTGGTCAAGCAGTTCTTTCCCGGCGTTCGGTCCTACAGCTATTCGCCCGAAGTCAAAGGCCGCCTGGTGCTCAAGGCGGGGGACGTGATCCGCAACAAACGCCTGGAGTTCGACGCCGGCGCCACCGACCTGGCGCAGTCGCTCATGGCAATTCGCAAGACCACAACCGCCAGCGGGCGCAGTGTCACATACGACGCCGGGCGGGCCAGCGAGACCGGACACGCCGACCTGGCTTGGGCGCTGATGCATGCGCTGGATTGGGAACCCCTGGAAGGCGCCGCAGGCGTCGGAAAAAGCTTCATGGAGATTTACGGATGAAACGGAAAAGCAAGGCGGCCAGCGCTGCGCCGGCGCCCATGCCTGAAAAGGTCGAGGCCTTCACCTTCGGTGATCCGGTGCCAGTGCTTGATCGGCGCGAGATACTGGACTATCTGGAGTGCTGGCGCAATGGGCGCTGGTATGAGCCGCCCGTCAATTTCGGCGGCCTGTCCAAGACGTTCCGGGCCAGCCCGCACCATAGTTCGGCTATCTACTTCAAGGCCAATATCCTGGCCTCCACACTGCTGCCGCATCCTGCATTTGGCCGTGATACCTGCCTGAAAATGGCCATAGACTTTCTGACCTTCGGCAACGCCTACGCGGAGCGGCTGGACAGTATGACGGGCAAGCTGATCATGATGAAGCACGCGCTTGCCAAGTACACGCGGCGGGGCGTTGAGCCTGGCCGCTTCTTCTTTCTGCCCAGCTCCGGCCAGGAGCATGAATTCCGCGCCGGCACGGTGTGCCAGTTGATGCAGCCGGACATCAACCAGGAAATCTATGGCCTGCCCGAGTACCTGGCCGCGCTCAATGCCGCATGGTTGAACGAGTCCGCGACGCTGTTCCGGCGCAAGTACTACCACAACGGCAGTCATGCGGGATTCATCATGTACGTGACGGACACCCTGCCGGACGGTGGCTATGTCGATGACATCCGCGAGGCGATGAAGAACTCGAAGGGGCCGGGCAACTTCCGCAACCTCTTTGTCTATGCGCCCGGCGGCAAGAAAGACGGCATGCAGATCATCCCGGTTAGCGAGGTGGCCGCGCGCGATGACTTTTTCAACATCAAGAACGTGTCGCGCGATGACGTGCTCGCCGCGCACCGGGTGCCGCCGCAGCTCATGGGCCTGGTGCCGACGAACTCGGGCGGCTTCGGCACGCCGATATCGGCGGCGAAGGTGTTCGCGCGTAACGAGCTGGAGCCGCTGCAGGCCAAGTTCCTGGAAATCAATGACTGGCTGGGCGATGAGGTTGTGCGTTTCAAGCCTTACACGATCCCAGGAGAAGGCGACGAGTAGCGCGCCCGAGCCACAGACATAAGCCCCGCATCAGCGGGGCTTTTTTTTCGCCCGCGTTGCGCGGTGGTCTGCAGGCCTGGCCCTTACCGACGCTCGCCGCGCTTGCGCCCCTGTTTGACTGCCAGCGGCTCGGTCAGACAGGGTTCGCCCTGGATGTATTCCAGCAGGCCGGTGACCTGGTCAATCACGTCCTGGCGATGGCGCAGGCTTGCCGCGTTTCGCATGCCGGCTTCCAAAGCGATCAGAACGCGCTGCAGGCGCCAGATTTCCCAGGCCATGGCGCAGGTCTCGGTGGTGGGGTTGCGGGCGTACAGCTCGCGTATGCGCGCCGCAGGCATGGGCGTAGGTGGGGGACGGTCGAGCAGGGTCAT